CACCGTCTGCACCAGCAGAAGCAGCGCGGGAATCGCGGCCAGCCAGAAGTTCTTGTTCTTGATACGTACAATCCAGTTAATCATTTTGTTTTCCTCCTTAAAGCGTAATGCCCTCGATCTCAGCGCGGATTTTCAGGCAACGGATGTAATTCCCCATATGCTTCTTCTGCTCTTTCAGAAGGTCGAGCGAGCAGTTGGGGGTGAACGGCAACGTTCCAGCCTCGTACTTCACGGTCATTGCGTCCAGTTTGTCGTACCGGATTTTTACCTGCTGGTACTCGGCCTTAAAGCGCTCCTTGTAGTCAGCGCTTGTCATGCCCTCGATGGTGTCTTTCAGTTCGTACATTTTGTTTTCCTCCTTAAATTTAGCCCAGTCCAAGCCGGGCAAGAATATACCCCACAACAGCGGCTACGACGATGTATATGACCCTTTCTACCACCGACTTCCACCGCTTGCCAGGTTCGGATTTCAGCTCCTGCACGTCCGTGCAGAGGCCATCCACCTTCTCCCCGGTGACCTCCACCTTCTCCGCCATGACGGCGACGGAGGTTGCCAGCGTGTTCAGCGCTTCCGTTTGCTTTTCCAGCGCGTCCAGCCGGTGGGAGTTGGATTTCCCCCGCTGCTCTACCGCGGAAATCCACTTGGTGATCTCAGCTTCTTCCATTTGCAGACTCCCTTCTCAGCCGTTCCACCGGCTTTTCTTTCCGTTGTCAATGTGTACGCCCCAGCTGTACAAGCCCAGGCCGCCGCGACCGGGTACCATTTCCGCCTGCACCTGCTCAGCGATCTCCCGCAGCCTGGCCGGAGATATGTTGCCAGATAGGTCTACGGCCTGTCCCGTGGTGTGCAGGGAGTTGGGCACTCCGCCCACCTCGGCGTTGTGCCGCTTGCAGCGCAGGCCGGAATTGACGGTCAGGGGTACGCCCACGCGCTTGCGGATTTCATCGGCCATCCGCACCGTTTCCTCCGCCGGTTCGGCGGGGTAGCCGTTGCAGTATTTCCCGCCACATTGACACTTAAATTCCGCCCGGCTGAAAAACTGGATATCGTCCCAAAATGTCCCCGTCTTGCCCGCGCCCGTGCCGGTCTGCGCGGGCTTGTTCACCTTAACCGCCGTCCCGGCCACCGCGCCGATCAGCATCTTTTGTGTGGCCGCGCCGGGGTCACCGTCCGCCGTCAGCCCATAATCCGCCTGGAAGCGGCGGGCCGCCGCCTGGGTGTTCCGGCCCATGGCCCCATCGATGGCCCCGGGATCATAGCCCAGATAGTCCAAAAGGTTCTGGATTTGTCGTGTGGTCATCCGATCATCACCCCGTACTTTTCCAAAATGGCGATGATATCATCGGTAAGGATTTTCTTAAGCTGCCCGGGGGGCAGCTTGGCGATGCTTGCGGCGATTGTGCGCATATCCTGCTCCCCGTCCTCGGCGGCGCGGATTTCCACCAGCCGCTTTTTGGCTCCGTTACTCCACTTCTTCATCCGGCTTCACCTCCAATATCGCCAAGGCGTTCTGCATATCCGCACCCTCGCCTTTCATTTCCGCGATTTTTGCAAGGATTCTCTGTTTCCGTTCCTCGATGGTCATATCATGTCACCCCCAGTGCAGTTTCGATTTCGGACAGGGCAGCTTCGTACTCATCGTTCTGTGCGGTCAGGGTTTCATACTGCTCCCGCTCATACTCCCGCTGTGCCGCGTCCAGCGTTTCCCAGGACTTCCAGGGGGCAATCATCCCCCCGGTAAATTCCGCGCCATCCTCCCGCACCCAGGTTTCCCCGGCGGGGACAAATCGGTATCCCTCGATGTATGCGGCGCACTTGCCATCAAAGGCGCTTGTTTCCATCGCCCTGCGGCCTTCTGCGGGGGTGGTATGGCATTTGTAATCTGCATCAATGTATATCATATCATCACCTAATCAGTTGTATTTCGGATAGCGCCACGCTAACCGTTTCATAAGCTCTAATATACACTCCCACATTTTGTAATCCGCTTAAGTTACTTACATCAACGGGTGCGGATACATCTGTTGTGTTTAGTTCAAGCGTAACCCCGGATAGGTTTTCAAAGTATGATTGACTCCGCGTAAATACGCCAACAACAACTAATGTATATTGTGCAGAAGTCGATGATACGGAGTTTAACTTAAACAGAATAGTTTTTACACCGGTAAGATCAATTTTGTTTATCGGCTCGAATACGCCGGAATAATTTTTTCCACCGCCGTTAATTGATAAATTTACGTATGTATCTTTATAATCGACGGTAGGCGCTCTCCCATCCTCGCTGGCATTAAAGGGCCATGCAGTCGCCTTCCAGCCACCAGTTATATCCGTACACAGATCTCCCTTATTGTATAGGTACACAATCGTAAAGCCGAACTGCACCCACTTCCCACCGGTGTACACCCACGCATCCACATTATCCCAGGTGCGTCCGTTGTACACCGCGCAGCCCGCCAGGGTGATCGCCAACGTGCCCTTTTTATCCACGGGCAGGGATACACCATCGCTGCCCAGTTTAATCCACGCAAGTCCGCTGGCAGGGCTTCCCGGCTGCGTTGCCGACAATATGTAGTCTGGTTTCAGCGCGCTTGTGTTTACCCAGATCGTCCCCTCCCTTGGGGTTGTAGGCTGGGTCGTTCCGCCAAGAACGCGGAGGAATAACCCGTAGCCACCGCCAGACGTAACATTAAATATCATTGTATCCGCCTCCTTACTTGTTGATGATCATCACATTTACAGTAAGCGCCCCGGATGGGGTACTGCCGCAGGAAAAGGTGATCGTTCCGGCCCCCTGGGCGGTAGCGCGGCACTCCGCCTCGTTGTAGCCTTCGAAGGAGCTTGGTGCCGGAGATACTACCACCGCGCTGTCCGCCGTCACCCCGGATACCGCCGCCGTCTGGGCGTTATTTTGCCAACCGGCTGCCGGGAGCGTAACCTGCACAGAGGTTACAGGCAGCTGGTAATCCACCCCGTGGACTGCAGCAGATACCAAACCGTTTCCGGTGCCTTTTAATAGGCCGGACGTGTTGATTTTCGCCTGTTTCCCGGCCAACGCCTCCTCTACCGTTTGCCCACCGCTGGTGGTGATGTTCTCTGCCTGAACCCGAACGTTGCCGGTGGGGTCAGGATCTTTTCCGTTGACGCTGGCCACCGAGCCGCTGCCGTCCACGCCGAAGCGGCTGACGGAGTAGTACACCACGGGGCTGCCGGTGTTAAATTGGGTGGTCACCCGCGTCCACAGATACTGTCCCTGGGGCACCGCGGGCACCGCCGCGCTCCACGTCCCCGTGGGGGCCTCCGTGCCGGAGGTGCCAGCCTGGTAGACCGTCTCGGTGGACGTCACTGTCGCCGGTGTGCCGGTATCTCCCTGGGGGCCTTGCGGGCCGGTATCTCCCTGGGGGCCTTGCGGGCCGGTGGCTCCCCGGGACGGCTCCCCGGAATCCTTAAACGCCCCCGTGGCTGTGTCCCACACGTACCAGTTGCCGTTATCGCCCACATAGGGCGTCTTGACCGCGACCGCCTTGGTCTCCTTCAGGATTTCCCGTGCCTCTTCCACCAGGGGGCGCACTGCCTCGGGGGTAGAGGTTGGATCGTTGCCCTCAGCCAAAAAACGTTGGCAGTTGACCAAGATTTCCAGCGTGATCTTGTTGCCGTTGATTGCAATCTGGAGTTTGTTCAGCCCCACCGCAAAAAATCCATACCCCGGCGTAAACTGGACAGCATTGCCGCTGGCCGTGGCCGACTGCTGATACACCGTTGTCTCGTCCACGCTGGCATACACCATGATCGTCGCGTTGGCGGGGATGGTGTAGTCCAAAAATTTTAACGTAATGGGCAGCGCTGATCCATACACAATATCGATGGGCGGCACCCGCCATTTTTTAAATAGGTATATTTCTCGATAGGATTCTTCGGCCATTCCGTGCCTCCTTATTCGGTCTCAATTTCCAGGTCTTCCATGCCCTCAAAGGCAAAATTCTGGGTTGCAGTGCTGCCCGCCTTGGTCAGAAACGTCTTGGTTTCCTCCTGCGGGGAACTGCTGCTGGCGTAATAACCCATGTAGTCGTATTTGACGTTGTCCGCCAGATAGTAATCGCCCCAGGTTGTGCAGTCGTACAGGTTCGAGTATCCCGCATTCGCCAGGTTAATAGTCACCTTTGTGCCCTGCTTGATTGCAAAGGGAGCAGTCCAGGAGATCGTTGTCTGCTTTGTGGGGTTCTTCGGCTTCCGCTCCCGGGTGGGGGCAGAGGTCATGCGCTTGACGACGGTGGTGGCCCCCTGGTTGTCAAAGTAATCCTCATACCGCGTCTTATCGATCTGTTGCAGCCGCGACGCGGTATATCCCAGGCTCTTGTAATCGCTTCTACCGCCGGTTTCCCGGCGGGCTAGACTGTACCTTCATCCGTTCTGGATGCCCGACGTGCGGTCGTTGGGGGAGGCTCCCGCCCCCCTGCTGATTGCCCATTCCTTGCAGCCCTTAGCGCCGCCTCAGCGACCTTTTCTTTCAGCCTAGGCCATCCCTCCACTTTTTTCCGCTTTCGCTCCCGCAGCGCGGGCAGGGGGGCTTTAGGGTGTTCCAGCATTTGATCGGGTATTTTTTCGCCCCCGTCCCCGGAGACGCACCCCTGCGTTTAAGCCCCAAGTACCGTATACTTGGTTCCGCTTTTTGAGGTGATTTCGGTTGGCACATACGGCTCACCGCTGATGTACAGATTGTTTTTGTTGACAAACAGCTTCCCCGACACCGCCAGATCGCCCCAGATGTTGGAGTTGCCGTTGGCGATGATGCCCTTTGAAACCCGCAGCCGCCCATCCGAGACGGTCAGATTGCCAACCACTTCCGTGTCGCCCTGAAGACGAATCACATCTGCTACGATGTCAGCAATACTGTGCGCCTTTCCGTCACTGCCAACGACGGCGTATACTCTGATTTCCGCTTTCGCCTTTTCGCCGATCTTCGAAAACAGCTCACTCGTCGCCAGCATGTCCCCGTTTTTCAGGTCGTAGCGTACATAGTTTTTAAGCCCCGACGCCAGATCCTCGGGAACTCCGTCCTTGCCGTTCAGGGCGGCGATCAATTGGTTGTAGTTTTCAATGATGTTTCCCACGGCCTGCTTCGCGATCCGCTTCGCCGCACGTCCAACTCCCCAGGCGCGGGCTGCGGTGGTGCGATAGGGATACTTTCGGTTGATCTCGTATTCCTCCGGCGCGCCCACGTCGCCAACATAGGTATCCATGTCAAAATAGTAGCTGCACATCAGTCCCGACGCGGCCCCGACGGTAATGTAGTCGCCCAGCTCCATGTGGGGCTTGATAATTGCCTGCCGGGCGGAAAACGCCTGATAGCGGTATCCGTTCACCGCGCTCAGCGCCTGACTTGCCGCCGCCTGGCTTGCCCACGGGCTTTCCGATTCCAGCACCTCCCCGCTTCCGGCGGTGTACTTGTTTCCCTCGCCGTCATGCAGCACCACGCCGGATATCGCCGCAGCGGGAGCGCCCATTTTCAGCTTCTCCGCCTTTACTGCCTCCGGCATCCCCGCCGTTTGCAGCGGGAGCAGCCGCAGCACCCCGCGGTCGTCCACGGTAAAGTTGCCGCCATACAGTGCCGCAATTCCCCGCAGCACCTCGCAGCAGGTCTTTTCCTCCGGGGTGGCGATGGAAAAGCCGCTGGTCAGATTGCTGACGTCATACGCCGTTTCGATTTTTCCGGCAATGTCCGCTACCACCTGTACATCCGTGGCGGGCCAGCTCAACGCGGATGTGTCATAGTCAATCGACGCTTTCAGCCCCGCGTCGTATGCCACAATGTCCACCGTCGCTGCCTGGGCGTCCACCATGGCCTTTTTTCTGGTGTCTACGTAGAAAACACCCTTCGGTATCCACTCCGATACCCCGCTGTCGGAAACCAGCCGGGAGAACGGCACCAGGCGGCCCATGGTCGAAACCTGCTTGCTTGGGTCAAGCATGGTAACTTCCAGCTTCCGCGCCACGAAATACCCGATCCCCGGTGCTTCTCTGTCCAGGATATCGCCCTTCTGGCTGATTTTGGTAATCATGTCCTCGCCGTAGACCGTGCCGGGAATCGACCAGCATACCGCCACATCGGCGTTTGACCCTACCTGGAGCACCGTTTCCACCCGGTGCGGCCCGGCAAGGATTTTTTGGTACGTGCTCGACGTTTGATGCATTTACCGGCTCACCCCCCTCGCCCGCAGCCGTATTTCGCCGCCCTTGTACCGCCGTATCCCGTCGCAGGACAGCAGCAGGAACATGCTTTCAAGATCGCAGTCAAGGCTAAATTCTCTTTCCAGTATTTCGCCGTTTTTGTCATACTGCACCACCAGCGGAACCTCCTTCAGCGCCGAAAAATCGTCGTCCGAAAAATCCGTCATGGGCAGCAGCTTGAATTTCAGGATGTCCCGGCTCGTCCGCCCGAAGTAGTGCTCCGTTCCGTCAAGCGTGGTCACCTTTTCCCGGTATTTGATCTCTTCGGTGACGGAGTAGGAGGCCAGCAGCGGCGTAAAATACCGCTTGTTGATAAAAAGTTCTATGTCGATCATATCCCGTTCCTCCTGTCCTCGCTCCATGCGTATTGTGCCGCCGCCCTGCCGATCTGCTCACCGTCCAGCGTCAGCGGGATGGTGATCTCGATCGGTACGGCGCTGCCGCCCCGGTTTCCGTTGCGGTAGGCACTGGCCTCCGACGCCGTCAGCACCCGCTCCCCGGCGTGCAGCTGGGCCATGTACCCATCAAAGGGCACGTAGTCAAGGCCGCTGCGGTGGGAGCCGTCCGGCGTGTCACTGAGGCCGACCACCGCCTGGATGGTCAGAACAAAGTCGGCAAAATCCGCCTGGAGCTTGGACTGCATTTCAGACGTGAGCACATCCAGCGACGACAGCACCCCGGAGGTGTTTTGGTCGATGCCGAAGATCAGGCCGTCCAGTGTCGCCTTCGCCGCCGCCACGGCTTCCTCGCTCTGATCCATGCCCTCTACGCTCTTGGTGTATTCTTCCAGCAGCGCGTTTAATTGGTCATGTACCCCCGTGGCAGCCTCTGCCAGCGGCTGGGTTGCCCCGGATACGGCAGTGGAGTAATCCTGAAGCAACGAATCCCAGTTGTTAATGAATTTCGCTCGTTCCTCGTCGTTTCCAGCCAGCTCCAATTCCTCTCGGATGCTGGCAATTGCGCCCGCCGCGTCCTCTGTGCTCATGGAGCCAAGGATTTCCATCAGCGCGCTTAAATCCACCCCGGCGTCCGCCGCCGCCCCCTGGACATATTCCAGGTCAGAGGCATACTGCTCATAAAACCGGGTGTTGGCCTCCAGATTCCCCCGCAGCTCCTCCGCCCCTGTCTGGTTCTTTTCCTCGTCCCCGAACTTCGTCGCCTCGGTCACCTGTGTGAAAACATTGGCGGCGTTAAAAAGCCCGGTGTAAATGGAATTGTAGGTGTTCCAGTAGCTTGCCAGAATCTGCTGTGCGGAATCGGAAAAGGACTGGGCGGAATCCACCATTCCCTGCGCCTTTGCCTCGGCGTCCGCCTGGGCTGCGGCCAACTCCTCCCGCTGCTTGTTCCACTGGAAAACTTCGTCTATGCTTTTACCCTGGTGGACGAGCATGTCGTAGGCCTCAGGGGACATATTCAGCAGCGCAACCATTAAGTCGTTGTAGTTTTTCTCTTCCGCCAGTAACGCAGACGCCAATGAATCATCATCCATGTGGCCGAAAATGCCGGTGTGTTCTTCGGTGGCCTCTCGCAACGCCATAATCTCAATTGCAGATTCCTTGATTCCGTAGAGCAGACTGTTGAAATTATCCTCTTTTATCGTCGTTTGCCGGACGGATTCCTCGAAATCGGCCAATGCTTTCCGCCCTTCAAGAATCTTGACCGTCAACAATGCAATAGACGCGATTGCAACCGCAGCGATAGGGTGCGCCAAAATTGCAGAAGCCGCCGCCGTGGCGATGTTCCATAGCTTTGTCGCCGTCCAGGCGGTTCCGATGCCAACCGCAAGCGCCTCAATGGCGGATATTGCCGCCCCCGCCGCTGTGCTGGTGTCGGTGATCCTGTCATGGGCGGCGGAAAAAGCCTCCACAAAGCCGTCGAAAATGTTTTTAACGATGGGGACGATGTTTTCCGCTACCGTTTCAAGCGATTCCAGCAGCGCGTCCGTCGCGCTCTTCACGCTGGTCTGGTCGCCCGTGCCGATGGCGGCAAGGAGATCCTCCCACGCCGCCCTGACGCTGGAAACCGACCCCTGGAGCGTCCCGGCCGATTCCATCGCCGCATAGCCGGATAGCCCCTGCATTTCGATGTAATCCACCAGCGCCTGCTGGCAGTCCGCCAGATTGTCGATGGTGTAGTCGGTCATTCTGCCGTTCTGCTCGTTCCATTCATTGACCTTGGCGATCAGGCTTTCAAAGCCCTCCTTGGTCGGCACGATGCCCAGCTGCAGATTGTCCAACATGGTGTAGTTGTTTCGCATAATGCCGTTAAAGGCATTCTGCACGGCCTCCTGGCTGTTGCCGGTGGCCGCCACTACATCCGCCTCGGCGGTGACGATCTTATCCGCCAGCTCCGCCGCCGCCTTTGCATTGCCCCTCATGGAGGTTTTTAAACCCGTGGCAAAGCCGTTGACCTGCCGCAGGTAGTCATTTTGGGACATCTGGACATTTTTATATGCCTGTTTGGATCGCTCGTTGATGTAATCGTAGGCGTCCCCAAACATCAGCTGTGCGCCGCCCACCAACTGCTCGTAGTCCCCATAGGCCGCCAGTGACGCCTTGCCCACATCCAGCACGGCACCTGCGATCTTTTTAATGCCGGAAATTACCGCCTCGCTGACCAGATTTGCTTTCAGCACATCGCCAAACGCGCTGGTCTGCTGCCCTGCCCGGTTCAGTGATTCCTCAAAATCCCCGGTGTTCAGCACAATGGACGCCGACAGTTCGTATACATTCATTTTTATCGGCCTCCCTGTTTACACGATTTTGATTCCCGCACCCCGGATCACATCCGCCACGATCTCGTCGCCGGTGCGCTCGTCCCGCGGCTTCGGGTGGATAATGTCGGTGTAGCTGACGGTCAGATAGCTGCCGCCCGCGATCTTCGCCGTGTTCTCCGTCAGCATTTTAAGGCCCATGGCAATATATTGTCCCAGCATTTCCCGCTCGCCGTCCTTTTGCAGCTGCGCCAAAAGCATAGGGATAAGCGCCCCCGCCCGAAGCCGGGGGAGGGCGCTCAGCGCGTTCAGCACGCGCCGGAATCCCCACGCTTTGACCAGCCGAAAAAATCCAGCAGGGGCTTGTCCTGCAAGATTTCCTTCAGCTGCTGCATGGTATCCAGCATATTCTGGGCCTTTACCTCCTCCACCGTAACGCCGCCCACGCTGGAAAGGATGTTGTATACGTCCTCCCGGTGGGCCTTGAACAGCAGCGGCACAGCGCCCACCAGCTTACTGGCCGCCGTCATCAGCACCCCCGCCTTGGTCAGCCCCTTTTTGTCGATGGCCTTCCCAAGCGCGGTCATGATGTCCTTGTCCTCCACAATGGCCTGGATGCTGGGCGCAATCGTGCACAGCACGTCCAGGCATTCATCCGTTCCCAGGTCAGATAACTTTCTCATGGCTTATGTACCCCCGTTCTGTTCGGTCTGGGCCTTCGCCGCCTCGGCCTCGCCCGCCTTGATGTAGATTTCAAAGGGCGGGGTGTCCTGGGCATTGATGGAGTAGTGGCCGGTAAACTCAAAGGAAAACTGACCCTTGCTCCTATCGCCGGTTTTCAACTGGAAGCCGCCGGTGGAAAGGCCGTTCAGCATATGGATGGCGATATATCCGCCGTTGGTCTCCCCGTTTTTGTCGGAGTAGTCGCCCACCAGCCAGATATTGGAGAAATCGGTATCCGCAATGTCGTTTCTCGGCGTGATCTTGCCGCCCGCCTCCTCAGCCGCCGCTACCATGGCTTTGGCGTTGGCGGCGTTGACCGATACAAAGGTGCCGGAAAGCTTGACCTCCCAGCTATCCAGCTTTTTCAGCTCCTTGGTGTTCTTGGGGCAATTGTCGATGTCGTCGCCGAAATCGTTAAACGTGGGCGACGCGGAAAAGGTCACGCCGCCGGTGGTCGCGCCCAGAATGGCGGTATCCTTCACCTTCGCCGTGCTGGGTGCGAATTCGGACAGCAGCACACCGGCATTCATCACCAGTTCCTTAAAGGTATCCTGGGGAATTTTTGTAAATTTCATTTGTCCTCCCTATATCGTGTTGTAAACTGCGGAAATATTCAGCGTCCGCAGTTTAATAGATTGGTCGCTTTCGTGGGTGGCGTTGATGCACCAGGGCTCCCCCCGCAGCAGCCACACCGTCCCCCGCTCACAGGGCAGCTGGATTCCGCCGCGCCCGATGGCCCGCCCGATCTCATCCGCCTTGGCGTTCGGCTCCGCCTCCCGCTCGGTGTGATACCATAGCTTGCAGGTCAGCGATACCGGCATATCCCCCCAACCGCCGACGGAAACGGAATAGGTCAGATACGGCATCACCGTATCCTGGGGCACCGCCGTATCCGGGTAGGCAGGCAGGCCAAAGCCGGAAAAAAACTTGTAAAGCGCTTCTGTTGCCGTCATGTCGTCAGCTCCCAGCGCTCGGCGGTCACCTGGCACATATCCAGGGTGCCCACAGCGGGTGACTGCTTGTCGCTTCCGTTGCTCGTCACCCGGAAAATTGCGCCGTCGGAAAGCCGCTTGAACACGTCGTGAAAGGCCAGCGGCGTTGCCCGCCGGGTGGTCACCGTGTACACGCTTGTAACCCCCTCCTTTTCCGCGATCCGCGACTGCATGGAGGTGTCCAGGATCACCGCCGCGTCAAATTCGGCCCCCGGCGTCCATTCCACCACCCAGCCGCCCTCGCCGTCCGGCTTCCGGGCCTTTTCCATCAGGGTACATTTGTTGTTCAGATAGTAATCAAGCAGGCTCATAGCTTCCTCCATTGCCTCAGACGCGGCCCAAATACCGTTTTCCAGCTCAGGCCGTCGCCGTCGCCGGATGCTCCCCCGGCCTTGGTGTACGAGTAGCCGCCAAAGGATTCGCTGGTGTATGGGCTTTCCAGCACTGCGGCATTTTTTTCCTGCCATGCGTTAATATCGCCCAGAGCCTCCAGCAGCGCCGCAGGGATTCGCAGCTCCGTCGCCGTCCCGTCGGAGCTTTCCGGCCTCAGATCGCTTTCACCGTATACGTGGATTCCGTCGTTCCGGCGGCTGCCCTCGATCAGGTAATAGTCCCCGTTTTCCAGCCCGGGGAGGGCCAGGCGGCCCCCCCGGATGTCGGACGCGGAAAAGCTCCATTTTTCGCCGGGGAAGAAATTCCGCAGATAGCGCAGCAGCTCCAAAAGCGTGATCTGTCCCGCGTTTTCCATTGCCAAAACTCCTTCCCCGACCCGTTAGGTTTTGGCCGTCACAGTGGCAGAGCCGGACTTGATGGCCTTGTAGCCGGAATCCGCCTCCACAACGGTGATCTTCTGCCCGTTGGTGGCGGTGATCTCGCTGGTGCCATCCCAGGCGGTCCAGGTGCGCACGTTCTGGCCGTAGGTCACGGTCTCGGCGCTGGCGCCGACCTTGTACTTGTAGACATTGCCCGCGCTGGCCTTAGCGGGGGTCACCTTCAGGGCAGTGTTTCCGCTGGTCTGACCGGCGGCGGAGGTCACCGTCAGGGTGCCAATGGTGGTGCCGTTGTCGCCGCCGCCGATGGTGGCAACGGCGATGCCGTCCAGGTACTCCGCCCACAGCTTCATGCCCATCAGGGCGTACATATCGCCGGTGGCGCGGGAGTAATCGCCCTCCACATGGATGCCGATCAGGTTCGTCTCGCCCTGCACGGTGTAGTTCAGTCCCAGCTTGGCAAAGTCGCTGTCGCCGGGGTCGATGTAGTACAGATCGATGTTCTCCACGGGCAGCGCAATCACCCGGCCCCTGGCAATGTACTTTTCGGGCAGGAGGAACAGGGTGGAATATCCAAGGAAATTCTCCACGTAGGTCAGGCCGAAAGCGGTCTGCATGGTGATTTCCTTTTCCCCCAGGTAGTCATACAGATCAAGCAGGTTGGCAAAGCCCACGACCTCGGTCACGTCCTTGTCCATCTCCGCGAACTTGTTCAGCACATTGCCCTTTGCCAGCGCCAGCGCCTGCTGGAAAGTGGTCGCCGCCACAGACAGGGTGCCGGTATTCAGGAAAGCGTAAAAGTCACCCAGCACCTTGTTCTGCAGGGCGACCAGGAACGCGTCGTCCGTCTTTTCCACCGCCACCTGAGCGCCGTACTTGGCTACGCTCTCAATAGTTACGCTCTTCGCGTGCTTGGCAACCTCAATGTCGCCGTAGGCCACCGGCTCCACCTTCATCTTGGTAAAGGGGATCTCTTCGCCCTCGCCCACGGACGTGCCGCCCTGCAGGGTGCCGTCCACGCTGGCCTTGTAGGATACCAGCTTCGTGCCGGGTGCCTTTCGGATGGGCCGCATAATGCCCAGGATGGTGCGCAGCGCGTCCCAGTTGTCGTTAAACCGGGTGACGAAATCCACCTCGCGGGCGGTCACGTTAAACTGCGTCGATTTAGTCAAATTCTCTTTTGCAGCCATTAAATAGCTCCTTTCGTCTCAAAAAAGTTTGGTTTTATTGGTTTTCGCTTGCCATCAGCTCAGACAGCGCCTTTTGACGCGCCTCGGTCGACAGCACATACCGGCCCTTATCGTCCTTTTTGTAGATTTCGGCCCGGCTTTTTGCCCCGCCGGTGGTGTCGGGCGGCGTCTTGGTGTCGGTGCCCTGCCTGGTCTCCTTGCCAATCAGGCCCTTGTAGTCCCCGGCAAGCAGACTGTCCAGCGCGGTGGCGTCCTTGATCTTGTCGCCGTCCAGATTCAGAGCGTCAATTTCCGCTTTCGCGCCTCGGATCACCAGCGCCATACTCTCGGCGGGGATGCCCTTTCCCGCGAAATAGGCCCGCGCAGCCTTTTCCTTGGCCGCCGCGCTCTCCTTCGCCGCAATGCCCGCCTTGTAATCGGCAAAGTCCTTGTGCTCCTTTTCGTATTTGGCCTTGTAGCCGCCGTCGCCGCCCTCCTTTTTCAGGTCGTCCAGCTCCTTTTGGACGCCGGGCAGCTTCTCCGCGTCGGCCTTGTACGTGCTGACCTGGTCTTTCAGCCCCTCCACCGTCTCGGTGTGTGCATCAATGATCTGGTCAATTTTCTCGTCCTCGATGCCCATTGCTTTCAGCATCTTTCTGGTAAGTGCCATGGTTTCAGTCTCCTTTTCTTCGGCCCCATTCCTTCGGGGGCGACTGTGATATCAAAAACCGCGCTGCTTTGCGGATTTTGCCGAAATAAATAAAAAAAGAGCCAAACAATACGCAAAAAACTGCGTGCTGCTTGGCTCCAATTGCCCTTTCCCGCGCCCGATTACGCGGGAGTTGTATATTTGATTTCTTTTTTTACCTCCAGGACAACGGCCCCGCCGCCCCGGCGCCTGATCTCCGCGTCGTTTCCGCGTTTTAAGATGGCCTCGATGGCCTTAATCATTTCTGCGGTCATTTTGCCCCCCAAAAAATAAAATAGCCCTGCTGATACGCCCATCTTAACGCATCAGCAGGGCCTTGATACACATTTTATATGCCCAAAAAAATAATTAAAAATTTTTGGAAAAAACACTTGACATACCACGCAGTGCGTGGTATAATAAGGGCACATAAGGGAGATGCCCAAACAAAAAAGGAGATCAGAACTATGAGGATGCATTATGAAGTTAGAGAATTTGCCACCGGCAAGTCCCAGCCCATGCTCGGCTGCTCCGACGCCTTCAGCTGCAAGGACATGCTGAAAGAAATGGGCTTCAAATGGAATTCCATGAAACGGCAGTGGGAAAAAGCGGTATCGAAGGATGAAGTGACCACGGTATTTTTCCAGCTGGCCGTCGCCTGCAAAATGAATGAAGACGACATTGCGAATTCCTGGCAGTTCATCCCCGCAGACATTGCGGAAATCGAACCCAGCGAAGAAACCGTGAAAGCCTACGCTGATTACATTGGATACGAAATCTAATCACACCGAAATAAAAAAGGAGATAAAAAAATGAAAACATGTCGTGACATGATGCGTGAAAACAATGATAACCTTGGCTGGTGCCGCCCTGAATCCTATCTGGACGGCCGCGTGATCCTGGCCATCAACGAGGGGACGGTCGCCGGGATCTGCATCGACGGCGCCAAACAGGCCACAACCCCCGAAAACATCCGCCGCGTCGCCAAAATGGTCAATGCAGACTATGATGACTACGAGGGCTGGAACGACGTCCACATCATCCAGGATGTGGATCATGACGAACTCCCCTGCCGCCTCTGCCCCTGGTTCGACGACTGCGACGCCATGGACGAAGAGAACGAAGAGAACGAAGAGAACGAAGAGAACGAAGAGAACGAAGAGAACGAAGAGGGGGAGAAAGAAAAAATGGGCACGTTTTACATTGCGAAGCCGGAACATGCCGCCGCCATCTACGGGAGCGAATACCCCGTGTGCCTCAGCCTTTGCGCAGTCGCCCAGTTGGCGGCCGGTTGGGAAATGACAACGGGGGAGCTGCTGGAACAGATGGACGAAGCTACGCCGGAACAAATCGCAGAGTTCGGCACTCTGGATCACATCTAATCGCAGTCCCCGCCGTGGAAGAAAAAAGGAGGATTAACCATGACAAAAAAAGAGATCAACGCAATCAAGGCCGCAGCTTATGCGCAATGGGCGGCCACCGAAACTGGCCGGGAGTTGCTGGCCAAGGAACCGGGAAACACGCCGTTTAAATGTTGGCGGGTCGTCGAAGGTGGCAAGGTGGCATACATGCACACCACCAGCGACACACAGCTAAACAAGCAGACGCTAGCGGCACGAGGATTTTCGGAGGCCGCCAGGGTTGACTATCAGTTTACCGCGAACCGCCAAACCAAAACATTGTCTTGGGATTAACCTGACGTCTATCATCATTCCGCCCACGCCCGGGAGAATTACCGGAAAAGAAAGGAAAAGAAGAATGACCAATAATCAATATTATACCTGCGTTTCGCACTGCGCCGACTACACCGACCCGGATGCCTACGTCTCCGACCTGGCCCTGTCGTCCATCTGGGGCGACGCGCCGGACGCCGACATCCCCGCCGACCGTATAGATGCCCTGCGCGGCATCTACGCCGCCGCCACCCGCCCGGTGCGCCAGATCGTCGCCGCCACTGGCCTGTCCCAGGCCGCCTTCGCTCAGCGCCTGTGTATCCCCCTGCGCACCGTGGAGGATTGGTGCCGCAGCCTGCGGGAGTGCCCCGTCTATGTCCGCCTGCTGATCCAGGAAAGCCTGGGCCTGTACGCCCCGCCCCAACGGGAAAAATAAGAAAGAGAGGGCCGCGCCCTCTCTTTTCATTTATTCGCTTTTCTCATTTCATTCTTCAGGATATTCAGGTACGTCTTTCCGTGGTCTGCAATCGCTGGCTTGATAAACGGATGTGCCCGGTTTCCCGCTGTCCAGTGCCATATCCCTTGTTCATCCTGATAGCACCAGGGCGTGGGCCGCCCGTCTCCGTTTTCGGCATAGACGCCAGTGCCCATTTCCTGGTAACCCGCGTAATTCACATCCGTGCCCACATACATTTCCCCGCCGCCCGCTTCTGCGTGCTCTGCGTGGGTGATGCTGTTTCTCAAATTGCCGGTGTCAACCGGGCACAAATCCTTTGCATATTCTTCGGCCTTTTCCCCGCACCGCCACAAGCCGCGCTCACACGCTTCACCAAGGGCGCGGAGGATTTCGTCGGAGTTATCCACAAAGGTAATGCTCATTTCCCCCTCCTTTTCTGCTTCTTCCAGAGCCAGTCTTGTGCGGTTCGTGGCGGGGCATTGCGCATAATCCGCCACCGGCAAGGATTCCAGCTCGCCGCTTTTTTATCTGGTTGGAAGATTCAGTTTTCAGTTAAATTTTTCGATATCTGATTCCCGGCAATCGATAAGTTCATTGTCCTTATCCAATTCCACAAGGTAGAAAATGCCGCCGGTATCACGGATATCGACAACGATGCCTGTTTCGCCTGTCTTTAGGATTTTTACATGGTCATATTCTTTAATCATGTTTATTCGCCTCGTTTTTCCTGAAACTGGTCACGATCCTCGGCTTACTATTCGGTGTATCCTGAATCCACCCGGTGACAAAAAGCCGCTTTTTTGTGACGCCAAGCGTCATATAGATGTTAAATCGTTTTGCGCCGCCGCCCAAATCCCTGACATCAACGGCTTTGTCCATGTCAAACTGTCTTGACATATCATATCGCAGCCGGAGGGGATCATCCGCAGAATAACCAACATCAAAAAATTGGTCTGCGTGCTTTGCCCCCGGCTTGAGGAAATACTCTGTGTACTTCTTCGGCGTTGTCACGCATGGGGCGGCTTTCACCGTTTGTGTCTGGTGTTTCGTTTCATATAGTTTATCCCACGCTTCCTGGTTATTATACTTCAAATCCTGGAATTTTGCAAGTGTTTTCGGTGCTTTCCCCCCTAAAACGTTCACAAAATCCGCATATTCCCGTTTGTCTGCCTGATAGTTCTTCCCTGCCCTTGCCAGTCCCGCCCATTTTTCCGGCGGGTACTGTGCCTGTTTTTCATCGTACCATTCCCGGTACGATTTTTTCTTTACCAGCTCATACCGCCCCGTTTCCGGGTCTTTGACCCGCATCATGTGATCTTCCGCCTCCAGGTCGTCATCCGTGGCGGTGACCACCGTGCAGCGGCAGTTATACAGCTCATGCCCCGGCGCGCCCAGGGAGCCATCGCCGGGAAACATCATTTTATAGCCTCCGACATCAAACGGCTGATCGTAGTCCACAATCTGATTGTCCGCCACACCGTGATCGTGGCGGGTGCGCAAATCCTTTGTGGCTACCCATTTTTTCTTGGATTTGATGCCCCATTGGGCATCGGCGGCGGCATAGCTGTCCATTCTCCCGGCGTTCTGGGCCGCCGTTACCGATGTTCGGGCGCTTCGAATGGCGCTGACCCGGCTCATGGTGACGATCCGGGTCTGCAAATCATCCGCCATCTGCTTGATACTGCGCCCCTGCAAAATGGAGCTTGTGACGCTGGCCGTGATCTGCTGCTTTCCAAACTGCAAATCAATGCCCCGCTTTACGGCCATCGCCTCCGGGTAGTATGGCATTACGTCCGGCTGCTCCACAATTAAGCGCTTTACGGTCTGCTCGTCAAAAAGTGTAAAATCCGCATTGGGGTGGACGCTTTCAATGGTGTAGGCAGTATAATTGCGGTTGAGGCTGTAAATCCCCGGCGTTGCATCGTTGACATAAGCAATGGCGGTTTCCTTTGCCTCGGTCATTCTCTGGGCCAGCTTGTCCCGCAGCGCTTCCAGCCGCGCCCCCCGCCCGATCTGGGCAAGTCTCCATTGCCGGTAGTCGCTTTCCGTCCACTCCTTGCCATTGCGCACGGTGCCGATCATCTTTTTCATTTTTTCGTCCAGCTTGGCAAAATGCTCAAAATAGTCGTCTATCGTTTCCTGCAATTCCTTTGCCGCCCGGCCGTAAATCTCATTGACCCGCTTTTCCAGCTCCAACAGTGCCCCATCGGTGCCCCTGTCGGCCTCACTGTTCCTCGCCATTGCCGTTTTCACCGCCCAGGACAATATTCATGTCCGCGTCCGCTTTCCGCGTCAGGATGTTCGGCACCTCCTCCGGCAGGAGCCACGGAAGATGCCGCAGAATGGTTTCATCGTCAAGATAATTGGCCGCCGAAAGCACCATGTTTGTTACCTCCGCCTGATTGATGATCTTGTTCCAGTTGAAAGCAGGTTCCGCGTCGGTGATTCCCGCCAACTCCGCGACCTGCTGTACAAAATCGATCAAAAAGTATTCGAAATCCGCGCATTTGTTATCCTGGGCCTGATACGCCGCCTCAATTTCTGTGGTGGTCTTTTCTACGGCAGACAAAGCCGATACATCCAGCAGCTGCGCGTCCTCGTAGATGTCCCGGCGCAGAATCTCCAGCATGGTCTTTCTCGCCTCCACCGGCACATCCAGGGTGTGCGGCTCCGCCGCTACGCCGTCGTCCGTGTTGACCATGGCCGCCCGGACGGAGTACATCCGCTGCAAAAACCGCGCCAAGTCGGGATCATCCATCGCCCCGGTGTTTTTCAGTATCCAATACACGCCGGAGGCGTCGATCTGGTTTGCAAAGCCGGATTTGACAAAATCATAGCAGTCAATGGATTCCCGCAGCCCCACCAGCTCGCTTTCATGGGTGTCGTTGCCCCACAACGTCACAATTGGCAGGCGGGTGTAGTTCTCGTCGCACTGGTCGATCACCCCCAGCGCGTTCCGCGTCTCCCGGCGCACATAGCCCCGCTTTGGGGCCATCAGCGCTGCCGTATCTGTCCCCTCCGCGCTCCACTCGCTGACACCGTCCGGCTCATACAGCGTGGCCCGGAACACGGTTTTCCGCCCCGTCTCCCGGAACCAATAGCGGATACCCGCCATCAGCTCCCCGTTGCCCTCGTCCCGCAGCGGCACAAAGCCGGGGCTGCCAGCCGTGTCGGCGAAGGAAAACACCTCCAAGTGGTCAAGATTCCAGTAGCCGAATGCAACGCCCTGCGCCAGCGCCAGCTTCGCCGCCTGCTGCAATCTGTTGTCAAACGCTTTCCCCAGTTTCTCCTTTTTGGCTTCGTCCATGTTGACGCCGTTGGCCAGAATATAACCCACCTCCTGCGTCACCAGCCGCCGGAAAACAAGGGATTTCAGCCGGTAATCACTCGACCAGATATCCGGCGTTTTGTTACCTGAAAGGGTAAAAATAACCTTTTGCATCCGCTCAATGGTCAGATTGTGCTTGTTGTAATAGGCCATTCCCGCCACCGCGTCCTTGTATGCCTTTGTCCCCCGGTGCGCGTTCACCGCCTCCCGCAGAAAATCGCCCACCCGCCCGGCGGCGATTGCCTCCTGCAAATCCTGATACGTTTTCATCCGTTCCCTCCAATTTTAAAGCAGAGCCGCCGCAGCCGGTGGCAGCTCCGTGTTTTTCTTCACTTTGTACCGCATGACTGTATTACAAAAATAACGGATATCATCCATGGCATGGTCGTTTTCCTTCACCACACTATCATCGTTCTTTTTTTCGTCCCAGCAATACAGGCCAAATTCCCGGATGCTGTCCACACATGAGCGGTGTATTTTGATGTTCCCGTCCTTTAGGTAGGTCGCTGTCCGCCGGATGCCGTCAAGCACGTTGTTGTTTGCGGCCAAAACCTTAAATTTCCGCTTTTTTAAGGACGCGATAAAGGACGCCGCCGACGGATCGACGAGTACCCGCTTGATGGTGTACCCACTGGCCAGCTCCTCGATTGCGCCACAGTGCTCTTCGTCCGTTTTGTTCCGATTGCTGTCCCTGCCAGAGTAATAATACTCTTTGATTCTGACAGCCTTGTCTCCAGTGACACTCCACAGCCCGGCGGAACAGGGGTTCCGGGTGCCGTAGTCGATTGATATGTAATATTCCGCTCCTTCGGGGCGATCATCGGTAATGTTGCCCTCCCCAAAGTCGTACACAAGCCCTTCCGCCAGCACCCACAGGCCCAGGACATACCGCTGATAAAATACGCCAGTGTACATCCTCTCGTATCGCTCTCGGATTTTGGGGGAAAGGCTCAGGTTGTCGGCCATTGTAAAATGCACATGGAGCGCATTCATTTCTTTCGCCTTCAACACCCATTTTTTATTAAACCAGTGTTCCGGGCCGCCGGGGTTGCAGTTAAACCAAAGCTTGGAACCATCGACGGAGCACCGGGCCGTGACCTGCTCCACAAAAGACTGGGGCATCAAGGCCACTTCGTCCAGCAGCGCCCCGGCAAGGGTGATGCCCTGAACCAGGGTATAGGAGCTTTCATCACGTCCGCCGAACAAATAATAGACGTTCTCCCGACCGCAGCCATCCGAAACAACGAGCTTGTTTTCCTGCCGCTTTTCCACGATACGCAGGTCAGGCGGCACCCAATCGGCAAGGTGAATAATCACATTTCGCCGCAAGCTTTGGATGGTTCTGCCACAGATTCCGAATACTTGTCCATTAAAACACGACATGCTCCACAGAATAAACCCTACGGACATACTAACAGTTTTCCCCGAACGAATAGAGCCGTCACAAATAATCGCGTCTCTGTCCCGAAACTTTGGCTGCTGCCACCAGAGCATGGCCAGCTTTTGACGCTTACTCAACTTCTGGTAGATCATCCGTGCTTATTTCCCCCATGCCAGAGATGGCCTCCAACAAATTGTTTTTCTTGTCGGTGCCGGTCCCCTGATCTCGTTTGTCAAATAGCCCGTACCGTTTTCCTAAAAGCTCGGCAGCTTTCAACCGCTCTTTCTCGTCCGGCGTTTTCTCCATCGCTCTTGCTTGCGAAAGCCGATCCCCAACGTTTTCCACGACTACAACCGACGCTTTAGACTGTCCACGCATGACAGACGTTAGATATTTCAACACTTCGTCTTGATTCGCGATTAAAGCCGATTCTTTTTCTTTCATGCGCTGGTCAACGCATTTTTTGATTTGAGGTTTCATGAGGTTATCCGCCGCTGTGCGATATGCGGTCTTCCCCGAATACCCGGCTCTGATTGCGGCCTGGGTCGCGTTTAAATCGATTAAATATTCATCCACAAATCTCTGTTGCTTTGCCGTTAATTTTGCCACAATCTCACCAACTTCCTAGGCCATTTTACAAAATAATTATGGCATTGATACACATTTCACAGAAACCCCATCTCTTTCGCCACGGCATAAACGAACTCCCGGTTCCAGTCCCTGGCCGTCCCCTCCGATATGTGCAGCTGTACGGCGGCACCGGGAACATTGTACCGCCGTTTGATATAAACCAATTCAATCAATTTCAGCCGTTCTTCCCCCCGGTACTGGCCCTTTGTCCGGGCCAGTACCTTTTTTACAGCCATATCCGATATGGATTCCTGCAAAGTCGCCGGGGCCTTGCCGCCTACGCTGTGCATGATTGATTTTTTCACATAGTCGTACCACCAGTATTTCGGCCTAGACAAAGCCCCAACTCCTTTCAGATATTAACTGTCAAGCGATTGGTAAATTGGAAATCCCACTTAAAAGGCCAGTTGGATTGGATATTGCAAGCAGTTTTGTCAACGCAGCCATTCGCTTTACCGTCTGCGCTTTGCTTGCTGCTTCATACAGTGCCGCAATACATCCGTATCCCTCCATCTTGTCGGCGGCTAACACATAGGATGTTGCCTGCAATGCTTCCGAAAACCATCCAGGAACGCTGCCACCCATATAGGTTGCCATAGTCCTACGGATAATCTTTTCAGGATCAACCCCATCGTCTTCTTCGGTTTCTTCCCATACTCCGTTCTTGGCGACCTGCTTAATAGCTGCCGCCAGGTCTTGCATAATTCGCCCGTTTACGTTTTTAACGATTTCGTCTTGATTGAATGTAATTTCTGCCATATTGCGCTCCTTCCTATCCGTTATACTGCCGGTATTCCGCCACCCGCTCCCGGTTCGGCTCATACACGCAGCGGTTCCAGCGCTCCGCGTCATCCCGCGTTATGCATCCTCTTTCGTTTTCGCACATCCCTGCCGCTCCCTCGCTCTCTGTCTTAAATCCTTCGCCATTTCATGCCGCCTGGCCCTGCTGCACGCCGGGGAGCACGTGATCTGCTGCACCACCTTGGGTATAAATACTGCGCCGCAGACCACGCAGGGCCGGTCTTCCAACACCAGCGTGCCGCCCCGCGCCTTCCGCTCCCGGCCCCAGGCGTCGTTCTGCGCCTTCCTGCACTCGTCGCTGCAATACGCTTTGTTGCGGTTGGTCACCAAAAACACGGTTCCGCACCACCGGCATGTCTGTGTTTTCGCCGCACCGTCATCAATACCGGCCAGGAGCCGTTCCAGCGGGCTGAGGGGCGCTGCCACCTCCCGCAATGCTACTACGAGCTTTCCGTAGCTCATTCCAGCCTCCACGGCGTCCTGGGCGGTCTGACACAGGTGGCACCGCCCGGCCTTGTTGACATTGTTGTCGGATTTGCATATCCGACACCTTTTTTTGCTCATTGTGTAGCTTTTTCCCCCCTTTTCTTTTCTGCGATCCGCTTTTTCTCCGCTTCTTTCAGGGCGTTGAAGACCATAACGTAGATGTCTATTGTGTAGTTTGTGTCCACCGGGATCAGCGGGGCGATAAAGTGCCAGCAGTCCATGTAAGTGGGTTTATCACTCATTGCTTCTGTTCCTCCCGGGGCAGTTTGATTTCCGCCCCATCGTGCAGATCGTCGCTACCCAGCGGATAGCTCACCATATTCATCCCGCCAAGCGTGGCGATTACGCCGTTCAGGAAACAGCAGGCCATACCGTCGGGAATATCAAGCGTTATTTTCATTCGATTTTCTCCTTTCTCCATAGCTGCAAAAGTCGTTCATTTCCACACAAACAGCCTCGCCCTTGTAACCTCTGGCATTTGCGTAAGGCTCGGTATGCAGCATACACAGAGGGTTTTCGTCTCCCTGCCGGTGGATACAGTCTCTGCACCGAACTATGTGGAACATTCCCGTAAAAGCGGCGGCTGGGATTCCTCGTACCTTTTCAAGCACACTATTAATCACGCAAGAACGGCACCAGTCTCCACCCAGGTCACCGCCTTGCCCCTTACACGGGGCGCAATAGTGTTTTTCCACCTTGCCTATCAGCGCCTCCCGGCTGATGTAATCACTCATTGCAATTCCTCCACATAGCACCAACTCTGGGGCGGTTTTTCTACCGTGCAATCATGGCACGTCCCGCACTTTGGAATGGCGGTACCCAGGTCGTTATATTTACATTCACGGTTCCATGGTTTGAAACGATAGAGTGGCTTCGGCATATCGTAGATTTCCAGGTTGGAAATGTGCCAGCCGTACAGTGTTGCGCCTTTTCCGTAGTCCCACAAAGCACCGTCCACAAGCCTAGTCTGCGCCACAAAGTCATCGTCCACATCGTAGATTCCATACGGTTCTGTTGCCGCCTTGATGGTTTCAACCCGGTCGCAAATAAACTCCCCAATGACCTTGCCCCATGAGCCGCGCAGTCTGCGTGCGTCGTTGCCTTGCGTGCAGTAGATGTAGCATTTGAACGGCGTG